CTTCACCTCCTGTCCCTTTGCTTTTCTGATTCATGACTCGCGCAACTGGACTCGCTGATCAGCGGTTCTATCAACTCGACGCCTCCGCCGTTCTCGTCGGTGCTGTCGGTGCTTGGGAGAACCGCGCAGCGACCACCCGCACCGGGGCTGCTCAGCTCCTGGACACCAAGCTCAACGCCACCGATATTCTCAAGTTCGTCGGTGTCGGCCAGGCCAGCAACTCCGCTGGTGGCCATGTCATCTCCGTCGCTCATGTGCCTCGGGGTTCTGGTCTCGCTGCCGTTACGAACTGGATCGAGGTGGGTCGGATCTCCTACTCGGCTTCTTCCACCAACGAGATCGCGATCACCGGCCGGCAGATCGAAACTGCCGTTCGTGCCGGCACCAGCCCCACCATCGCCGGTGACTGCCGCGTGATGGCCGTCAAAGCGGTTCCTGGGATCGGCACCTTGTCGATCTCGAACATAGCCCTCACCTCCAACGTTGCCACCATCACGGTTGGCACCCATAGCGTTCTGGTGGGCGACACGACCACCGTGGCGAACTGCAGCAACGCAGTTTTCAACGGGACCTATGTCGTGACCGCGGTGGCTGCTACCACCATCAGCTACGCCCGCACCCATGCCAACATCACCAGCGCTTCCGGCACCGGGGATGTGACCAACGGCGTCGCCGTGCCTGCCGGCACCAACACCCTGTATTTCCAGCTCGGCTGACGAGCTGCGACCGGGTGACACGAGAGGCGGGCTGATGCCCGCCTTTTTTGTTGGCGGGAAAACTGAGGCATGACCACGGCGCCCGCCACCGTACCGCTCACCATCCCCCAGCGGGGGACGCTAGAGCACGAGATCCGGCTGCTTTTTGATTGCACCGGGGCGGAAGTCTATGCAAGCGTGTGGAATAACGAAAAGCGCGGAACCCTGCTGCTGCCGCTGACAGTTACGTGGATCGTCAGGGCAGAAACCGGTTGGGATCCTGACGACGCCAACCGCGTCCGCGGGCGGCTGACGATCAGCGCAACATGGGAGCAGACCAGGGCCGTCACGAAAGACGGCTACTGGGACCTCCTCTGGGTTCCGGCAACCGGTGAGCGGAACTTCCTGATGGAAGGTCCCGCCGTGTTGAACCGCAACGTCACGGAGGCGGCGGCATGAGCACGATCGTCGGCACGCCGGTTCAGGTTGAGTTCGTCGAAGCGACGGGCGTCATCGTCCTCGAGGTGACGATTCCCGGCCCGCCTGGACCCGGGGGCACTGGTACGGGTGGCGGCGCCACGACGGAGGAGATCCAAGACGCCGCGGCGGCGCTGCTCACCGCAGGCGGGCATACCGGAATCTCATTCACTTATGATGATCCCGGGAATCGAGTCACCGCGACGGTAACGGCGACGGGCCCTCAAGGTCCGGCGGGCCCAACGGGCCCGACTGGCCCTCAGGGCCCGCAAGGCATCAAGGGGGACACCGGCAACACCGGCGCAACAGGGGTCACAGGCCCGCAGGGTCCGGCCGGTCCGACGGGCCCACAGGGTCCCAAGGGCGACACTGGGGCAGCAGGGGCAGCAGGGGCGACCGGTCCTCAAGGCCCGGCGGGCCCGACTGGCCCCAGTGGAGGTTCTACGAACTGGCGCGGGTCTTGGAGTTCCGCTACTGCCTACTCTGCCGCGACCTTTGATGCAGTTACGCATCAGGGATCGTCGTATGTTGCCATAGCGAACAGCACGAACCAATCCCCGCCCAACGCAACATTCTGGCAACTGCTGGCGGCGAAGGGTGACCCCGGAGCGGATGGGGCGGCGGGACTTACTGGCCCTCAAGGTCCGGCGGGCCCGACTGGACCGCAGGGGCCTGCGGGGGCATCCGGAGCGACAGGTCCACAGGGCCCGACTGGTCCGCAGGGTGATACCGGGCCTCAGGGGGTGGCAGGCGCGGCTGGTGCCACCGGACCCCAAGGCCCAGCTGGCCCGGTAGCGGGCAGCGATGGCCAATTCATCTACAACAACGGCGGCAGCGCTGCAGGTGCCCCGCTCAGCGGCGGTCTGAGCATCACCAGCGGCGCCCTTGCGTTCACCGACGTCATCAAACTCCGTGTTTCCAACACGGGCGAAACCGCGACGGTTGGCAACAACCACGTCGAGACCACAGTGCCGCGTGCGTGCACCGTGGTGGGCGCAACGTGGGAGCTGGCGCCCACATCTACCGGCTCTACCGCCAGCACGGCGATGCTCTACGCCCGCCGCAGCGGCACCAAGACGTCGCTGTTATCTGCCAACGCCAGCCTTGCTTCAAGCGCCATCTTCACCGACGCGACCGGCACCCTTACCGGGTCTCAATCGCTGGCTGCTGGCGACACCTTGGGCGTTGATCTGGTGTCAGTCGGCACCGGATCTTCGGGCCACATTTTCACCATCCTCGTGAGGTATTCCTAATGTCCAATCCCATCACTGCTATCAACCCGACAACCGGCGTTGAATACAACGTCGAAACCGGACAGAGTGTCAAGCGATACGTGGCCGTCGTTGACGGTCAGGTGCTCAACCCTGCCGGCGTTCAGTGGCCGTTCCTCAACGGCCTGGTGCACGATCAGGCGTTCGATTTCTATGAGATCGTTCCGTTCCAGTCGGTCCCCTATGACCCCGAATACTTCCGGGTGGACGACATCGCCAGCGGATGGAATCTGGTCCCGATTCCTGACGCACCGCAAGGGCATCCCAAAGGCACATACCAGCGCACGGAAGTCATCATCCGCCGCAGCAAAGCGGAGCTTCGCACACTGGTGGAGGGCTATGCCGCCCGTGCTCAAGCCGAGCTGTGGCCGCAGGCACCGGGCTACGCCGAGATGCTGGCCTACGCCAAGGAACAGGTGGCCGCCAACAATCAAGGGCAGGAGTTCCGCGACCTGATTGATCGCCACGAACTGCTCATGTCCGCAACCTTCGCCAATCAATCGCGACTCAACCAGCTTTACGCCGAGATTGAGGAAGCCGGCGAAACCGGCCCGATCGATTTCATCGCCAGCGAGGGCTGGGTCAATGGCATTCAACCATGACCGACAACGCCTCGCCCCGCCATGGATCCCGCCAGCGACGGGGCGTGCAAACCGGAGTCGGCGCGTGATCTTAGTCGATAGAAGGAAAGTGTTTGACACGGATGCCGCCGCTTACATCGCGGCGGTCGAAGCAGCCGATGGCCAGGCGCTGGAGACAGGCGTTCGCAACGCCATCAACGCCTTCGTTGTCGGCTGCAAGGCGGACGGCATCTGGAGCGCCATCAAGGCTTCGTGCATCCTGGCCGGGGCCCGCACGCTGACCGGCGCCCTAGTGCCGCTGGTGGGCACTGCGCCCACGAACGTGAACTTTGTAAGCGGCGATTACAACCGGGAAACCGGATTGCTCGGCAACGGCAGCAGCAAGTACCTTAACACCAACCGCAACAACAACGCCGATCCTCAGAACAACAGGCACCAAAGTGTCTTTATATCTGTGGCCCCGAGCGCAACTGGCATCCACATGGGTACCACGACAGCCGCCACGCCAGGAAGTTCTCAGATTGCCTCTGACACATCAAACGGTAACTCCAATTTCTCACTTAGCAATACAGCCACAGCAGCGGTAGCGAGTACGGCATCCTCGCTGGGTTTCCGCGGCGCCAGCAGAAGCGCATCAGGCTCTATCACGGCCAGGGTAAACGGGTCTAACAACACTCTAAGCCTTACGAGTAACGCACCCGCCAACTCTTCAATCTTCCTCTTTTGCCGCGACGGGACGGCAGTGTTCAGTAACGCGCGCATCTCGTTCTACAGCATCGGGGAATCGCTGGCGTTGGCGACACTTAACTCCCGCGTCACCACCCTGATAGACGCCATCGCTGCTGCCATCCCATGACCGACCCCGGAAAACTGCAACAGAACGATGCAGTCCGATCTTGACGTGACCGACGACTCCAAAGCCCTCATCAACTGGGCGACCGTCACTACCAACGTCACCGGCCTTGTTCTTGGCGCCGCTGTCCTCGGCATGTTCGGCGGCGTCGGTTATATGGTGTTCAAGTTGCCACCAACACTGGAGCAGATCCTGAGCAATCAGGAGGTGATCAAAGGCGAATATGTGAGGCTCAACCGCCGGGTTGATGACATTGAAAAGCGGCTCTATCACGATCTGACCAAATGACACCACGCCACGCACTCAAGCTGGCCAGGCTCACCGTTGGCACGGTCGCCGCGACGATCCGCGTCATCGCTGCTGATCCCCGCCTGGCATTCCACCTCGGCTACGTCATTCGTCACACTGGCCCATGTCTTGGCAAGTGCTCACCCGCCTGCAGTGACTGCATGAACCGCCGGCTCGCGGCAGTCCAGGGCTATCAGCCCACACCACGACAGCAGCAGCTGCTCCTCATGGCTGCCGCACCAGTCCGCGACGCACTACGCCGGCCATGAACACTCCTGACAGGACTCCGCCAAGCTATGCGCCCGCTGCTGCAGGCGGTGGTGTCGTAGCCGGCATCAGCGCTGCGATCATTGCCCTGTTCATGATCGGCGACTGCTACAGCTTTCGGATCAAGCGTGGCGAGTGCCGGGAAACCCTGCAGATCGGTGTTCCCGCAGTGGTCGCAGGGTTCGCGTCAGTGCTCAGCGCATGGGGCGGCTACTGGACAAAAAACCCACATCTGCATGGTTCTCGGAAGTCACCGCGCAAGCGTGACGAATCCGGCAGGTTTATTCGAGACGATGGGAACACTGAAGACAACCGCTCCTAGGCCATGGCCCAGCCGGTACTGATCGCATGGGGTGAATCCGAAATCCTGGAGCTCACAGGTTGTCCCGATCAGTCTTGGTGGGGATTTCCGTTTGAGCTGATCGAAGGGGTTTCAGGATTCCAAGCTCAGCAACGCCTTCACGGGTTCTGTGGATTCAAAACAGACCTCGACGTTGAACCGGAAGACACCCCGGCGATCCTCGCCATTGATGCCACCAATCCGGATCAGTTGGCGCCATACGTTGATCAAATCCTGGCCAGCTATCGCGCACACCTTCACAACATGGGCCTCGCCCCCGCTGGAACATGAACCTGTCATCTGTTGCCCGTTTCCTGCTGCGTCTGGCAATCCGGCCGGTGTTGCGGCGCGTGTTGCCTGAAATCTTCCGCGAGATCGATCGGCGGCTGCCTGGCGAATTGATCAGCCAGTCGGCGCCGGTGGTGATCGAAGCGCTCATCGTTCAAGCCGTCACCAAGCGGACCGGCATCGCTCCGACGCTTGCTGAGGTCGATGCGATCGCGGGGCTGTTTGATCCTCGCCGGGCGGCGCGGCCTGTGAGCCTGCGGAACCGCTGAGATGAGCAACCCCGCGCCCATCACTCTCGATCAACTGTTCCGGTTCTACCGCGGACTGCCTCACCAGCTCGCGGCAATCGGCGAGCTTGAGGCCGACCTCCGGGCCAACGGCTACGCCGCCGCCATGCGGCGCGACCGGTCATGGTTCGTCACCTGGTCCCAATCCGGCAAGGTGACCGACTGGATGCCGGCGGCACTGGCGATCATCCGCGAGTTTGAAGGACTGCGCCTTGAGGCTTACCGCTGCCCGGCTGGCGTGTGGACCATCGGCTACGGGTCCACCAGGATAGAGGGCCGCCCGGTGCGGGAAGGTGATCAGATCAATGCGGCCGAAGCCGAGCAACTGCTGCGCACCCACGTGGAGCAGATCGCCCTCCGCCTGTTCGAAGTGCTCCCGCCGATGCGTGGCTGGCCGGCAAATCGGCAGGCTGCCGTCATCAGTTGGGCATTCAACGTCGGCACCGGCGCCGTCGAGACCAGCACCTTCCGCCGTCGCATCCTCGCTGGCGAAGATCCCGACACCGTGGCCAGGGAGGAACTGGCCCGCTGGAACAAGGCAGGGGATCAGCCGCTGCCGGGCCTGACCCGGCGCCGTGCGGCGGAGGTGGCGCTGTTCATCGGCAAGGCGCCCATGGACACCGGCAGCGGCCAGCTGGTGGCGTCGCCCACCAGTGCGCCACATCTGCGACTGACCCGCACCGGCACGATGGATGGCCGCGGCCTGGTGCTGCTGAAGCTCGCCTATGTGAAGGCTGGCCGGGTGGTCGATCATCTGCTGGTGGTGTCTGGCGCACCCCGGGCCCAGGAGTTCCGCACCGGTGCTGCCTCGCGTGCCGGCAGCCTGGAGCCGCTACCGGAAGGGCTTTACCGGATCGAGAACATCGCATGGGCCGGCGGCCAGGACAACTACAGCGCGAGCTGGGGGGCAGGGCTGGGGCCGGCGTCGGTGCCGCTCACCTACCTGGCGCCGGGCACGACGCGGCGGAGCGCGATCGAGGCCCACTACGACGCCAACCACGGCACCACCCCTGGCACGGCGGGGTGCGTGGGGATGCGATCCATCTCCGATCTGCAGATCCTGATCAGGTGGCTGCGGGACACTGACCCTCGGGATCTGTATGTGGACTGGGGGATGGGCACGTGCCCGGCGGTGAAGGCTTAGAACGGCGATCGGCCGCTGAGCGCTTGGGCCGCCTGCCAGGACTCCCACTCGTCCCAGCTGCGGCGGATGTCGTAGCAGCTCAGCGATCGTTCCTTGGCGCAGCGGGCGACGTTCTCCCAGTCGGTTGGGGTCATGGGTCCAGTTTCCCGATCAGCACCCAGCCCTGCTGGGCGGGCGTCATCGCCTGGTGCAGCACGATGGCCGGGTCGTCAGGGTCCAGCCGTGGCGAGCACCAGCACGTGAGCTGAGCGCAATGCAGAAGGCTGGGCCGGTCCTCAAGGGGGAGGGTGTGGATCCGATCGATGACCGGCTTCTGCTGGCCGTCATCGGCTTCCTCCCAGCGGGCGCGGGTCATGCCGCCGGCCTCGACCGCTCCCCCAGCCGCCGCTCAAACCACTCCGCCGGCAACTCAATCCCCAGTGCATGGGCCTGCTGCTGAAACAGTGCCTCAGCCTGCCATGCCTGGCCGTGCTCAATCCTCAGCCCCGGGATCTCAACCCGATAGACCTGGGTGCCGTCCCTGATCGGCAGCGTGGTGATCGTGGGATACGTCATCGGGGCCATCGCGAGTTTGTCGAGCTTGGCGGCGAACATGGTCAGGTCGCCGGCTGCCATGTCCCGGGCATCATTCGCAACCTCCCGCAGCACTGCAGCAACTCCGGCATGTGTCGAGGTGGCATAACCATCGGCGCGGTCGCAGTGGTTCGCGTGAAGCTGGGCGAGGGTGTCGAGGTTCATGGTTCAGGGTTCCCAGATGACGGACTCAGTTTGAGGACAGGAGGCAGAACACTTGCGCTGGGTGGTTGTCGTAGAGCTTCTGGCACGCTTGCCACTTCTGCGGCAGCCACCAAGCGGCGGCTGTGATCTGAAGGGCAAGAACCAGTGCAAGGGCTGCAGCAATGCGTGGGGTCATCGCCCCTCCTCCGCCCGCTCGGCCTCGGCGATCAGCAGGGCGCGGATGCGTTGGCGTTGGTTGCGCTCCACCGTTTTGAATGTGGCCAGCGCAGTGGTGAACTCGCCTAGCGGCTCCTCCGGCACCACGGCGTCCGCCAAGGCGCGGATCTCGGCGGCGTTGCCTGTGGCGATGACATCAAAATCGCGGACGGTGGAATCCGTGGCCTCGGCATAGGCGTCGGCCATGAGGCGCCACAGCGGCGGACGGTCGAGGGGTGGGGTGGTCATGCCATCACAGTTGCGAGGATCCAAAACCCTGCCAGAGAGCCGGATCGAGCCGGGATAAATAGCCATTGCACACGCGGAAGCGCTGGTGATGCGGCGGTGAGTTGCCAGGTGGTGTTCATTGGGGGTGAGGATCGAGTTCGTTGGCGATGGCGCGAAGTTCGCTGGCGTCGCAGACGTAGGAAAAGTTGTATTGGGGCTGCTCAGTGGCATCCGTCGCAGCGCGGAGGGCGGCTGCTGCGATCCGCGCTGCGCAGCTTGCGTCCAAAAGGCCGCCGTATTCGTAGCTGGCCTCTATCGCGGCGCTGACCGCCTGCGCGGCGGGCGAAAGGGAGCGGGGGGTGTCAGTCATGGTGCAATGCGAGAGGGGCAAACGCCGTCCACGAAATCGGGCGGCGGCATGTGGGGGGTGTCCTCACCGCCGGGGGATGTGCGGCGTTGGCAGTCGCAACACTGATTGGAATATACCTTTACCGGTGGGTAGACGGGGTCGGCACGTTTTAGGTACCAGTTGCCTGCACACCGCCTCACGTCATTCAGCAGGCTCATGGCGCCATTTCTTCATGCACACGGCGCACCGCGTCAATTCCAGCCTGCGCAATGTCGCGGGGTGTGCTTTGCAGCCAGTGGGTAGGGAGAAACGCTCCTGTGGCGTTCATGTCGCGCTCAAACTGCTGAATCAAGCGCGTCTGTTCTGGCGTCCATGGAACCGCCCGAGACATGGCCGTGGCTGATCGTGCTTTTTCGTGCATCGCTTCCTCCATGGCACGGCGGGCGATCTCACCTGCAGCTAGAAACGCTGCTGTGTCGGGACTTACGTCGTAGCGATAGCGATATAAACCAGGTTCGGGGCAATAGACAAGACGACAGGTGCCAGCCCGCATGGCGTCGGTTTGGGTATCCCAGTGCTCGCCATTGCCCCATAAGTAATACCGCCGGCCGCGCTTTTCGTAGAGCGGTGTAGTGAAGTAGAAAGCCATCAGGTGAAGACAAAGGTGTGATCGTTGTAACCGTTGGTTGCCGTGGGGATCGGGATGAACGGCAGCTTCAGCATCTCTACGCCGGCTGGTTGGGGGTCGACCTGTCCTCGAAGGATGTCCAGAACAACTGGGACACGTAATCAGGCACCGGCGGGCACTGCGGCCCTTGGTCTGGTGTGCTCATTTCAACCCCTGGATAAGTGTGATCACAGCGCGAACCGGAATGAATGGCTCGGGCGATGACTTGTGGCAGGTCGTGTGGTTGCCGACCAGCTTGCTCAGCACCGCCGCGATACTGGCCGGATTGGCACCAGGCCCCGTGGATCCCACGGCGCCCTCATACGCATCGATAAGTTCCTGGGCGGGAGGGTCATAATCCCGCTGCACTTTGGCCTTGAATAGAGTCATCGGATCAGGTAGGTAAAGAGCTGAACAATCTGTAGCGCAATCGCCACATTCATCAGCCAGTGCAGCTTCCGCAGGGATGACACCGACACCAGCCGGGTCGGCGGGTCGGGGCGGAACTTGGGGAGTTGGGGGCTGGTCATGCTGCCTCCATCTGCCGCACCCACCACGCCGGCAACTGCAACGGCTGCGGCGCTGTGTCGTAACCCGGCCAGTAATCCAGCACCTGGGCAGCGGCCACCATCTGCAGCGCCTTCCGGTACAACTGCCGGCCGATCAGCAATTGGTCATCCGTCAGGAAGTACCGGCCGATAAACTGCGGCGCCGGCACTTCCTTTTCGATCGCCACGAACTCAAACACGATCGGAATCCCGTCCAGCGCACCAGTAAACAGTCCCAGCAGTTCGCAGATCGCATCGCGGCATTGGTCCACGGCGTCGGTGTAGAACGAACCCTGCAGCACGTAGCCGAAGCCCGCGGCCGACTTCCCGAACGGATCCGGGCCGGCATCCGCGGCGCTCTTGAGATCCAGGACGCGCAGCTCGCTGCCGTTGAACCGGAGCGCGTCGATCCGCACCTTGCACCGGTGGCCCGTCACAGGATCGAACCACGTCAGGGTTAGTTCGTTCAGGTGGCGGAACTGCGAGCCGAAGAACGGCGCCAGTCCGGGGTGAGACTGCACCGCCTGGCTCAGGGCGAGCGCGAGGTCGTATTCACCCTGGCTCAGCACCGTGGCGCTGGCGGCCCTGGCATCGAACTCCAGCCACCAGCGCTGCCGGCGATGGGCATCCTCATAGGCCTCGCGGATCTTGGTGCCGGGCTTCGACTCGGCGCCATCCTGCAGCTGCTTCTCGGTCGGCCGCTTCGGCGCATCAGCCGGGATCGTGATGAACTGATTCGGCCAGTCCTCCGGCTCCAGCAACATCGCGTGCAATGCGCTGCCGACGAGGAAGGTTGGCTTGTTCAACTGCGGCGGCCGGTTCGGATCCCGGTATGCCGCCCATGCGTGGGCTGGGGTGCGGCTCAGTGCCAGCTTGAGGAGGCTGGCGTTCCAGCCGGGGAGGTTGTCGTAGGCCTCCCGGGGGAGGATCGGCAGGGCCTGGGGTGTGAGGTGCAGCACCGGCGCTGCGACGAGGGTTGCAGTCATGGGTTGTATTCCGAAACGGTGAGGGTGAAAGGCAGGCCATCGCTGATGAACAGCGACGCGATATGAACCACGTCGGCATCGGTTGCGTATTCCTCGTAGTAGCCGTTCGTGAAGTGGTACCGGTGGGGGCTGTCTGACTCGTCGGCGCTGTAGACCACGCGGCACAGCGGGTGGCCTTTTACGTCATTCAGCGTGGCTGGCGCGGTGGGGGTTGTGGTCATGGCGTGCTGGAGTGTTGTGAGATGAAAGCTTCAAGGGTTTCCGCTGCCTTGTACCATCTCTGTTGACCGGAAGTCTCCCAAAAAATAAGGGACTTCAGGGCTTCAGACGCATCGGATGGGGCTATGCGAGGGCGCCAAGCAGGCGTGTGCATCCATACAAAACGCCCTCTGGCAGCGTCTTCCCATGTGTGAGTGTGCCATGTATTGTTTTCCCTAATAACTTGAACCAGACCGTTACTGTCGGCATCGCTTGCGATGGGAGGGCGATCTGTGATGCCATTTGGCCACTGGGGCAGAGGTGTGTGTTCGGTCATGGGTTCAAAGCCGCAGACAAGCGGCGGCAGAAGGGGCGTAGTGGGCACAGGCAGCATCAAGCGCTCGCTCAGACGGCCCGGCAGTTGCGATCGTCAGACCGGCTGCGATCACGACCGCAACCGTTGCCAGGCGGGAAAAGAAGCTCGCGGGGGAGAAAATCATCGGACTGCTCAGGGGATTGGTCAATAACAATGCGGTAACCGTTCACGATTAGAAACCGACGACCGGCGGAAACGATCGGGATCATTGGCGGGTTTGCAATAGGTCACGAAATCGGCCGGCGCTACGGCTCCGGCCATACCTGGGTGCCGATCGCAACCGGTTCAGGTTGTCGGCCGCCAGCTTCCGGCTCCATTTAAGGTCCGCCACGATCGCCTCCGGCGCCTGGTTCGGCGCACACAGGATGCTCACGCCCCTGCGGTGCCGCGCCAGGTAGTCATCGATCAGGCCGATCGCCTGATGCCATTCGCCGTGGCGCATGTGGTCGATGACCAATCGCTGTAGCTCGCCCGCGTTCGTCAGCACCCGGGCCCGCACGCCGACGTTCGTGGTCCCATCAGCCCGGCGATACCATCCCACGGTGCCGATCCCGTTCGCCGGTTGCAGCCGCTCGACGTTGAGGGTGGCAACAAAGGCGGCAGGGCACCGCAGCCAGAGGTGATCAGTCTGCAGCGATGGCCGCAGGGTGTCGAGCGGTTCGGTGAATGCCCACGGCCAGATGCGGACGGCCCTGATGCAGATGTCGGTGTCACCGTTGGGACGTGATTTCCAGCAGTCGACGAGGCCCCGCCACCGCACCCACTGGCCTTCCAGGGGGAGGAGTTCAGAGCGGGTCATGGGTAAGCTCCGGAATGATGCGGCACTCGGCGATGTAGGTGGTGCCGTAGCGGTTGCCGACTGCGGCACGCTGGCGAAGGACAGCGCGAAGGTTGCTGCCCTCGGGGATCTGTGTCTCCCACGTGATGGAGTGGCCAGGGTTGTCGTTGGTGGCGCGGCCACCAGAATCGTCGTCCACTACCACCACATAGAACGGCTCACTGCCGCTGCGGATCGAATCGGGAGCCTCGGATTTGGCCGGGTCGGGCTCTGGCTTGCTTGGCGGCACATCTTGAAGGAGCTTGACCAACGCATACTCATCGACGTATGTGTTGAGTTGACCGTCTGGCAAGTAATACCATTCAAACCCTTTTTCGCATTTGGAATAAAAGTAACCGGTTTTCGTTTTTTCCTTAATGGTTACAGTCTGCCCGTCGCGGCGTTCCCATTGCTGGCCGACGCGAATGTCGAGTGGCTTGTCCATCAGTCAAACTCCGGCATGGCCGCCGGCTGCAGCGGCAGCTCAGGCGATGGGTCGCTCAGCAGTTCCTGGATCCGCTCCGGGCTGATCAACTGCCGGCCCTGGCGGCTCTTGCCTTCGCCCCATGCGGCGACCGCGGCATTATCGGCCAGGGACTTCATGACGGCGGAGAACGCATCGGCGGGCAGTTGGCTCAGATCCTCCACCTGCATCACTGCACAGACCTCAGTGACGAACGCTTCGGATCCGACGGCGCCGAGGCGGTTTTCCATCGCGCCTATGATCGTTTCCAACTGCTCCTGGCTGATGGTGGCGATCGGGGCGGGGGGGTCGGATTGGGGCTGCGGCGTGGTGGCATCCACGGCGTCGGCAGCAGGCTGCGAATCGGCCGGCAACTGCGGCGCTTTGGGCTGCGACACAGTGACCGTCACCGGTGCGATCTCGGCCTGATCGTTGGCGTCGAGCGCAATCGCCAGCTCCGTCGAAGTCGGCAGATACTTGATCACCTGCAGTAGTGGCACCTTCCGCGCATACATCTCAGGGTTGCGATAGCTGTAATGCTTCTGGCCCTGCTTGTTGTGCTTGTCGCGGTGCTGCCAGATCTTGTTTGCGGTCCAGACTTCAATGATCGGAAACTCGCTGCCCCGAACCCGGCCGATTGCATAGACGTGCGTCAGCCGCTCAGGGTCGGATTCATCGCCGGGGCGATGGGTGACGAATGGGCTATCGCCCAAGGCATAGTCGAACTCGTCACCTTCAAACACGGCGCCGGTCCAGATCGTGGCGCGGCCGGTGCGAGACACAAGGTCGACCAGCCCTTTCCATCCGGGGACGAAGCTGCAGATTCCCTTGTAGGGCACCAGGAATGCGCCACCGTTGACGCCGATCTCCAGCCCAAGCTGCGCGGCGGTCATCATGGAAGCCATGAAGCTCGCCGGGCTGCAGCGAGCAAGCTCCGGGGTCTTCCTCACCTCGGTCTGCACGACCCGCAGGAAGCGATCGGCTGTGATGAATGAGGGAAGGGCCCGAGCGAGTTGGCCCTTAACGGCGGGATCCTGGAGGGCTGCCTCGACGGTGCCGGCCTGCGCGGGCTGCAACGCACCCGCCGCCGGGCGGGTCTGCACTTGCTGAATGGCGCCGTTTCGACTGGGCGCCGCTGCTGTTCGGGGCATAAAAACTCAGGTAAGGGGTGATTGCGGTCCTGATGAAGAACCTGCACACACCCTAACCACGTTCCCTACCGTTTGGCAACCTCCATCACGGCCGCTGCCGGATGTGCCCACGGCTACAGCCAAGGGGCATCGCGGAGCCCATACCATGTGGTCTAGATCGGTGGCGGTGGTGATGACCGATCCGCAAACCATACCGCACAAAAAAGGGCTCCCCCCTCAGAGAGCCCCGGAACCCCGACCTACCGCATCAATACTAATCGCTACCGCGAGACTCGCCACGGATGGGGGTCAGGGTGAGCCGGCCGCGGCTGACGCTGATCTGCAGCATGTCCCCCTCGCTCACTCCGATCTGATCCAGGTAGCGGGCACCGACGACGGCATGACCCACGCCGCTCAGCACCCTGGTTCGATACGACAGCGGGCGACCGGGCCGACCGGGCTTGCGTTTCGGTCGTTTGCTGATCGTGCCTTGGGCCGACAGCAGGGCTTCATAGAACCCGGTGAAATTGACCCGTTCGGTGCCGTCCTTCTTCTGGGTGATATAGCCCGTCTCACGGGCGAGCCTGGTCTTGTTCGCCCCTTCGGCATTCAGTTCATTCACCCGCCGCAGGAGTTCGTCACCGGTCAGCGCCATCATGTGCATTGTGCATCTCGGTGGTAATGATACCGACCACAGGCGGTAGCGTTTGTAGTGTTGTCCGACAGTCGCTACCTTGAGCGGTGCTGTGCTGTGTTGGCCTTCATGCAAATCGACCTTGACCTATCGGACGTGGCGGCCGATATGGAACTGTTGGCGGAAACGCTGCTGGAGGTGGAGGAAGGCTGGGACGATGACGGAGAGGAGGCAGTCACCAGTCCCCATCCTCCACGACACGGACGACGGTGGTAAACAGCTCGCGTGCCGTGAGGATCGCTGCAGCACGGCTCACGGCCATCAGCCGGGCGGTGGTGCCGTTGGCGAGGGTGGCGAGGTAGGGGCGGGTCATTGCAGCCTCCCAAAGGCTTTGCCCAGCTCCCGCACAGCCTCGGTGGCCCGCTCAACCGAGGACTGCAGCACCTGGGCGGCCAGGGCGGCGTTGTCGGCGATCTCGGCGAACAAGGCAGCGAATCGGCTCAGTGGCGGCCTCTGGTGCGGCCACGACAGATCCCACCACACGTTGCCCCACAGGCGGGATCGGGGGGACGTGTTGCTCCACCGGATCCGGCCAATCCGGCCTCCGGTGTCGGTGATGCTGAGGAACTGGGTCATGGGATGCGGTGCAGTGGGGTCAACCAAACTTCCGTTTCAGCCGTTCATACGTCTCTCGTTCCCGTCGCTCGGCATATGCCTGCGCTCTGGCCTCCTTCTCTGCTCGCAGTGCCGTCACCTCTTCCTCGGTCATGATTCCAGCGCGGATCAGCTCCTCATATCCAAAGGAGCTCCGGTCAAGAATGTCGGGCTCAATTTCGGGATCGTCGCCATACATCTTTGCCCTAAGCGTCGTGAAGGTGTCATCATCAAACACCAGGACGCACTGAGCGTTGCGGCAAGAGATCTCAATGGCGGCAAGCGTTTTGCCGATGGAGGCTAATAGGGGGTACTCGGTTTTCATGGGGGTGTGATGGGATGGGTTGCCGGATGGGCTCCCGGCGAGCCGTGGGGAGCTAGCCAATTTTTGCGTAGCGGTGAGTTTCAAAAATGCAAGATAACGCCTCTATTTGCTCCCGGCTGTTGAGAATAATTTCCTGAATAGAATCGCCCTTTGCGATCGTGATGCGTAAACCTTCAGGTGATAGCGAGGCTCTGGCAATGCTTCCATCCTGGGATGCGCCTAAGTTGGCTTCTATCGTCACTTCTTGAAGTTTTGCCATGGTTGTGCGGTGCTGTGCGGTAGAGAGTGCCGGATAGGCTCCGGCGGGCCGTGGGGGTCATGCCGTAGCCACCTCCCGCAGCCGGCGCTGCAACGTGGTGCGGGCCATGCCGACCGTGCGGGCTGCCTGGCGGATGCTCACACCGGCACCGATCAACTGCAACGCCAGCGCGAGGCCATCAACCGGCACCGGCGCAGGGGCCAGCAGGGCGATGGGTGCAGGGGCAGGCGGCAGCGCCAGCGGTGCAGTCGGCTTGGGTTCGGACTGCGGACCGACCCACAGCGCAACCCAGTGCGCCGCCAGCCAGTCGTTCGCGCCGTGCACCCAGCAGCCGAGCCGGAACCCGGCGGCATAGGTCCGCTCCACAGCGACCGTCACGGCCAAGGCGATCAGAACGAGCACAGGGGCAACACTGCGGCAACCGTGCCGGATTGCTGGGCCCCAGTCAGTAGTCAGGTAGTTCATCGGTTCAGAAGGGGAATACCGGCAGGAGCGCTCAGGCTCGACTGCAGGCGTGGATTGGGGTGTCCCGGTCGGTGGGTTTGCCCGTCCGCCGCTCAGGACTTCCACATACTAACCCATGTCCTGCCTAGTGGTCGGTTGTTCACAAATAACCACGTACCATGCAGACCACCTCCCGCCGTCCCCTGTGCCGCTGCCTGGCTCTCGTCCCGTGTTTCCTCAGGCCCTCAGGAACGCCTCGGCGGCGGCCACCGCCCGGCAGGAGTCTGCAGCAGCCGTCGCCGCGTGTCTGCAGTCAGCACCAGCCGCACCGATTGAAGGGCTGGTGCGGGAATTGTTCCTGGCGGTCGCCACCGGCACCGACACCGCGGACCAGCGACGAGATGTGAACCGCGGGATGTCGGCGCTGAGGGAGCGGGCCTGGGCCTGCATCATCCGGAAGATGTTCAGGAAGCCGTTGGCGCGCGAGGGCGTGAGGCTCGCCTGCAGCCCGGTGTCGGCCAGGAAGGCCGGATCGAGGGCTTCCACCTGGGCGGGGGTGAGGCCCTCCAGACCCTCGACCAGCAACGCTATCAGCCCCTTGGTGATTGCCGCATCCGAATCGCCCTGCCAATGCAGGCGCCCCTCCTGCAGCTGCCCCACCACATACACCTGCGACACGCAGCCCCGCACCTTGAACACGTCCTGCCGGTAGTCCTCCGGCAGGGGAGGCAGCTTCTTGGCCAGCCACAGCACGTACTCGTAGCGGCGTTTGGGGTCGGCGGTGCTGCCGAGCCTCTCCACGATCCGATCCAGGGCGGGACTGCCGGTGCCCATCGAATCAGCGATGGCCTCAGCCTGTGCCAGCGGGAGCCGTTCAGTGGCGGCGACGGGGGCAGTGTTTGAGGGTGGCGATGAGGCGAGCATGGTGAGCTGGACCGATGCCCCGGGGTAGCGGGTCCACAAGGCATCCATGCCAGTGGCCCAATCACGGGCCCTGACCGCACCGCGGCGACGCTTGCCGTCGGGGAGGTGCAGGAGGAAGGGGAGCAGCGTCATTTCGCCTCCACCCTCCGGAAGCTCACCACCCACACCCACGGGTTGGCGGCCCATGATCCGGGGCCGTTAATAGATGCCCAAAGCCGGGCAAACCATTCACGGGGGAAAGCGTGTGATCGGTCGTAGCCCTCTGCTCGGCAGTCGTCATCGCTGATGTCCTGCAGCCTCTCCACCCGCACGCCGGTGATCTCCAGCAGGATGCGGCTGAACCGCCGGGGCATGAAGATCGACGGGCGCCAGCGGTCAACGTGATGCGTCCATTCCTGGCATTTCAGATCCAGTCGTGCGACGCCATGGCATGAATCGCCGACGTCAGCGCGGTAGACGATGCCGCCGGCTGTGCCCGCGTTCTCCGCGAACGTCTCCCGCACCCAGAGCCGGTCGCCTGGCACGCCGTAGGGGCAGCGGACTTTGGCGTCTTCCCCATCCGCTTCGGTGGCATAGGACAGCCAGTAAGGTCCGAAGTGAGGATCAGCAGGGTCGAACTCCATGTCGCCCTGGCGTTTTACCACCCTCCGCGTCTGCGTCTTCCGTCCCTCGAGGATGGCCCGCACCATCGGGCCAGAGAACAGGATCGGACGTTCCTTCATGCCATCACCCCCACCTTGCGCCGCAGCTCGCTGAGCGTGCCGTCGTTCACGATCGTCCGGGCGATAGGAATATCACCCAAGCCGGCCTCTGATCGGTGGCCGCTGTCGTCGCTGTATCCCGGCTGCAGTTCGCCCAGATAATGCGCGACCGTTGACTTCCCGCACCCTGGTGCGGGGCTCCACAAGCCGATGAATGGCGGCAGGTTGCGGTTGGAATCGTTGGTGATCATGGTCATGCGGAAACCTCAGCAAAAAGGTCAGAGTCAGAAAACAGCGCGGACTGGTCCGGCTCGCGAGTGTCTTCCACGGCGATCGCCATGTTCTTGATCGCCTGCCGGAAATAGCTCTCCTTCAGTTCGATTCCGATGCCACGGCGGCCGAGAGAGACGGCGCCGAACACTTCGGAGCCGACACCCATGAACGGGGTGAGCACCGTCTCGCCAGGGTTGGAGCGAAGGCAGATCGCCCGGTCGATCACATCCAGTTGCAAGGGGTGTACGTGCTTCTCATCGTCGGGATCCTTGCTGTCGCGGAACGGCAGGACACGGCCCATGTTGATGTCGTCCCATATCGAGCTGGCATAGCGGCGCCAGATCCAGTGGCTGAAACGATTCTCGGTTTGCTTGCCCTTCCATCCCTTGTACCGCAGCAGTTCCTGAGGGATCGGGCATTCCCCGGCGTAGTGGTCAAGGCCGGTGGGGTTTGCGATCGGGATGGGGTTGGTGCCGCTGCGGCGGAACATCAGCAGGTAGTCGGCTGAGGCGACGCCAGCAAAGGCGGCATCGTCCACGACCGTCTTATGGGCCAGGTTTTTCACCATCGTCCGGTTGCGCACCCATAGGGGTTCCTTCCATATCGTGTGGCGGGCGACGTAGTGCCAGCCGTTGGCCTCGTGCAGGGAGATGATCTTGCCCGGCAGGTCCATCAGCGAATCCTGGCCGCTGTTGCCAGAGGGAATGTCGGTGCAGTGGACAGCGGTCAGCCGCCCTGGCACCGTCAACCGGTGAAGATCACGAACCACGTAGCCGTAGTGGTCCATGAACTGGGCATAGTCCACACAGTTACTCACGTCCCGTTCATCGGAGCTGTAGACGTAGAGACCGGCGAACGGCGGGCTATAGATCGAGAAGTGGATGCTCTCGGACGGGAGCCCTTGCATTACTTCGATGCAGTCGCCGTTGTAGATGGCGTAACGGTCGGTGAGGACAGCCATGAGGGGAGGGTAATGGTGGTGGATTGGTGGGGCTTGCGCTGGATCTCCAGCGAGTGATTCATTTCGGCGACGAGATTGGCAAACATCTGTTCAGCCTGCTGCCGCTTGCGCTGCAGGTTGTCCATGATGCGCCGCTCGCCTTCCGTCAACACGATGTCAACTGTGACGGGGTTTTCCTGCCCGAAACGCCAGCAACGCCGGACCGACTGGTAATACTGCTCGAAAGAATGGGAAGGGAAGTAGGTGATGTGGCTGCAGCGCTGGAAGTTGAGACCCCATGCGCCGATCTTGGGCTTAGTGATCAGGACACGGCTGCGACCTTCGGCGAAGTCGATCAGCCGCTGTTCCTTCAGGTCGTCACGGTCGGAGCCTGAGACCTGAATAGCGTCCGGGATCAGTTGTTCGAGGAGGTTGCCTTCCTCGTTGAGGTGACACCAGACCAGGGCCGGCTGACCGGTGTTGGCGACCATGGCGGCCACCTGTTCACAGCGCTCGCGGACGGTGCGCTTCTTCTCTGCCCGTTGTTCCCGTAGATCGGTGGCGGGGAGGGCGAAAAGCATACCTTCCGGTATGGTGTCGGTTTCGATCAGGTGGTCGGTTTCGCGCAATGGGGGGAGCACAAAGCGGCCATCGTCGTAGCCGAGGTCTGAGGGCTTACGGCAGGCACGGGCCCAGCTTGTGACCCACTGCCAGAAAGGCGTCTCGGCATGGCCCTTGAAACGCCATTTCGGCGCCTCGCCGTACATCCGCCGGCTGGTGAGGTTGCTTTGATCGTTCTTGAAGAACCGAGCCAACATGTCCATGTGCCCCATGTATCCGAGCGCTTCGGAGCTGGTCCCCAGTTCGATGAAGTCGTTAGGGGCAGCCGTAGCAGTCGCCAGCAGCCGGTAGGGCACCTTCCGCATGAAGTTGGTGATCTCATTGCGGCGGGATCCGTCGAAGCTCTTCAAGATGCTGGACTCATCGCAGACCACCCCAGCAAAGTCGGCAGGGTTGAAGTGCTCCAGCCGTTCGTAGTTGGTGATCACGATTCGGCCGGCGATCACCCCATCGCTGGACCGATGGCACTCGATTCCAAATTTCTCACCCTCGCGCACGGTCTGAGCCGCTACCGCGAGAGGGGTGAGGATCAGCACCGGCTTGTCGGCGTGCCGGGCGACGTTTTCAGCCCATGTGAGCTGCATGGCCGTCTTGCCCAGCCCGCAATCGGCAAAGATCGCAGCGCGACCCTTGCGGATGGCCCAACCCACTAGAGACTGCTGGAAATCAAACAGGGAGGAGGGCATCCATACCGGTTCAAAGCCCTGGAGAGCGCCGGCATGGGTTTTTTGGTCGAGGAAAGAGGCGTAGCTCATCTCCCCGACCCGATGATCTGGTCAATGCGGGTCATGTGGTGACGCTCCGGATGATGTCGTGAAGGGTTGAACGGAGGAGGGCGGCATGGCGGCCGGCAGTGGGCGGGATGGACTCGTGCCAGCACATGAGCCGGGCCACCATGTCCTGGCGTTCGTCGGCGCGGCCCTGGTCGTAGGCCGCCCGGATCGGGGCGTCATCCGTGAGGGCCTGCTCGACTTCACGGGCGGCGGCCTCGAGCTGACACGACAGCCGCGCGCGGACCAGGGCGATGGCGTTGGGGGTGGTCATGGCTGCGGGCCCCGTGGGGTGGTGAGCAGCACCGGCAGCCAATAGACGCTCGCGACCACCGCGCCAAAAAGGACGCCGCGTGATGAATGGCTGCTGTCCGCCATAGCAAGAGCGCTAAAGAACACGGTCACCGGGAGGCCGGGATGGCGGGAGAGATTGCGCAGGTAGTGGCTCATCCCACCCCCTCCGCGAGCCGGTCAAACGTGGCGGCGTTGCCATACCGGCCCACTAACCGGAAGCTGGCGGCAGTCTCCCGGTAGTAGCGCCCGGGGTCGCCATCGGCGGCGGCCTGTTGGCCACGCTGCCGGGCACATTTGGCGATGTTGAGTCGGTCGTCGTAGGTCATGACTTGAAAGAAGTGGAGGTAAAAAGGGGCCGGCACTTGCGGTGATCAGCTATGAACCGATTCGTCTGCGTCACCACCGCAGAGATAGCCATCGGCAGCACCAGTTCCTGAGTGTCGCCGCACTCCAGGCAGCGGAGCACCTGGGGGTGCTTGGAGTAATCGAGGACGCAGTGGTCGTTCATGCCTCTACACCACCCAGTCCTTGCTGCCGGGCCAGTTGCGCAACCGCTGATCCTCCGGCCGATCGGGCGGGATGTAATCCTCACACCAGAACGCAATGATCAGCGGCGGGTGATGCTGCTGCCCACCTGGTGGCGCCGTCCGGCGCTGACAGTCGTAGCATTCCTCCAGCCAATCTTCGGGGCCATCGCCCCATCCGGCGCACCGGGGGTAATCGTTGAGAAGGCTCATGCCGCGCTGGTCATAGGTGGCTGTCATCCCGCCACCTGCAATAACGACCGCAACCGCAGCAGCGCACGCTTCTCGCGTTGTCGCACACGTTCCCGACATACTCCAGTTCTTTTGCCGATCTCTGATAGCGCCATCTGCCCTTTGAACCCAAACCGCCACTCGATCACGTTTCGGTCTTCAGGCTTCAATGCACTCAGTGCCATCTGCACCTCATCGTTCGCTGTTGTCCGCAGCAACTCATCATCCGGACACTGGGTAACATCCGAAACTGTGCTGCCGATCGTTGTGCCATCCTCGACGGCCTCCTTATCCAGGCTCGCCAATGTCCACGCCAGCAATGCCGGCCGTAGATCATGGATCGAAATCTTCAACTTGGCAGCAGCTTCATCGATCGTCATCCCCGGATGCTTCATCCGCAGGTTGCGGATCTTGCCGATCCGCTCGAACTGATGTACCGGAAGCCTGATCAACCGATCTTCATTATTGATTCCGCGTGTGATGCTCTGCCGGATCCACCAATACGCATAGGTCGAGAACTTGTAGCCAAGCTCTGGCCTGAACTTACGCGCAGCAGTCGCTAGCCCGATGTTTCCCAGGCTGATCACATCCGCCAGTTCCAGTGTCTGGCAGACGTAATGGTATTTGCGGGCGATGGTGACCACAAATCGGAGGTTGGATTTTATCATCTTGTCCATCGCACGCTTGCCGTTCCGCATGATCCGTTGCTCATCACGGGTCAGCTCAGTACGGCCTTCGGCTTCGAGTGCTTGCATCGCCTGGATCTGACGCCCCAGTTGGATCTCCTGGGTCGTGGTGAGAAGCGGTACGCGGCCGATCTCGTGCAGGTAGGTTCCGAGGGAATCCATCAGAAAGGCACCTCTTCCTCGCTGGGCGCAAATCCACCACCGTCCGACGGCTCGGAGTCGCGTTTGGAGCTGAGCAGTGTCAGGTTGTCAACCCGGACGACCGTCTTTTTGCGCTCTTCGCCGGTGGCGCGGTCTGTCCATTTTTCCGTTTTCACAGAACCGATCACGCCGATCAGCGAACCCTTCCGCACGTAGTCCGCAGCGACCTGGGCGGCTTTGCCCCAGATCTCAAGGTTGAACCATTCGGGATCCTCGTCCCGGCGGCGGTTCACCGCAATCGAAAGGTTGGCGACCATGGAGCCGGATTCAAAATACCGGACCTCAGGATCTCGGCCGGCTCTGCCGACGAGGGTAATGCAGTTCATGCGCTCACTCCTGCAATGATGGTTGTGTTGGCGTTGTCAATAACAGACTGCAAAAACTCACGCGCCTTTTCATTGGTCACGTAAAAATGCGCGTGCGCATCGATGCCTAGCAGCATCAATCCGCCTACTGCGTTACCGTTTTGTTGAATGATCAGCTTGGCCAGCGGGCCGCCCAGATGCTCAGCCCATCCGCAGATGCAATGGGTCGTCTCGCATGTGTGCCATGTCCCCATCTCCAGCGCGTCGGGAGCGGCCAGGGCTGCATGGGCAACAGCGAGCAGTCTGGCGGGGGCATCTTCAGCAATGGGAATCCCCAGTGCGTCGCGGAAATCGGCGTAGCGGAGGTCGGCGTAGCGGAAATCGGCGTAGCGGAGGTTGGCGTAGCGGAAATCGGCGTCGCGGAGGTTGGCGTAGCGGAAATCGGCGCCGCGGAGGTCGGCGTCGCGGAGGTCGGCTTCGCTGAGGTCGGCGTAGCGGAAATCGGCGTCGCGGAGGTCGGCGTAGCGGAAATCGGCGTCGCGGAGGTTGGCGTAGCGGAAATCGGCGTCGCGGAAATCGGCGCCGCGGAGGTCGGCGCCGCAGAGGTTGGCTTGGGCGCCTTCAGCGTTTCCGTCAAGCCATAG